GTGGTAGATCGCTCAATTTGTTTAATCGTCCGTTATCAGACAAAGCTTTTTTAGTCAAAACGTTGTAGGCACTGTCGAAAACAGCCTTTTTCGTATTGTCCTCGTCTGTCTTTCTCTCGTTATATAGTTCTTTGATCTGCTCAATGGCTACTTTTTCCGATTCCGGACTCAACTTTTGGGCTCTTACAGCATCTGTCATTACCTCGATACTTCCAGTTGAATCCTGTTTGAAAATCTCTACACCAAGATCAATTCCTTCTCTAATCTCCGCTGTTTTTCTCTCCCTCTCCCTGATCGCAGCCGTTGCAGTGTCAATTCTATTCAGGGCATGCAGTTTGTAATCATCGACATTCTGCCCTGGGTAAATTGCTTGCACTACCGTTGCTACCTTGAGTTTTGCACGATTCACGGTGTCTTCAGATGGATTTTCCTGTATATCCTTAATTGCCGTATCAATCGAATATTCAATCTGGTCGGTAAAATATTGGCGAGTTTGTTCCGCCTGATGGAGAGCAACTTTGTTTATCCCAGAGTCTATTTCATTACTGGCTAATTTGTAAAAAAGATCCCTTTGATTATCATTCGAGAGATTATTGGCATAAGTATCAGCCATTATCTTGTGCCATTCAGTTGCCCGTGTTGTTAGATCCTTCCCCTTGTCTGCTTCATTCTGTGTTAAATCGGATACATCAATAACGTTTTTCCCGACAATGTTTAGCTGTCCATTAATATAATTCCGTTGTTCATTCCTGAAATCATCAATAGCCTTAAGGGTTTCAGTCGCATCAATCTTGGACTGCATCTTTATGGACAAATCTAAATATTTATCGCCAACTTGTTTTCCGGCTATTGCCAATGCCTGCCACGGCCTGGACATGGCTTCAGGATCGGCCATAGCGTTTCCGGATACTGCCGGTATAGATTCTTTGCGCGTCCATTGAGGTATATTCAAAATTAACTTCCTTTAGTCTTATAGGTAGGCGATTTGTATCTTGAAGCAACATCTCCTATTCCGGTTAAAAGTGACGATCCCGCTCCATAATAACTTGATGTTCTGGCCGCGCTCCCCTGCATCTCGCTTAAAGCCGCCTGAGATTCGTGCTGCTGGCCCGCGATAAGTCCCCTACGAATAATGGCCATCGCATCCATCTCAATATCTTCTGTTGTCCCCAGGATTACATCAGTAGGCGAACCTTCAAGAGATACACCGGATTTAGCGTATAAAACCCGTTGCCTTGCTTTGAGCTTCTCTCCAGATTCTCTTGTCATCCCCGCATCGTATTCGGCGGATTGTCTTGCGGCAATGGCATTCTGACGCGAGACCTCTGCATTGTATTTATTCCATTCCTCTTGAGATTTACCGGCCTGCATCTGCCCTACTGCACTTGTTGCCATTCCAACAACGCTCACAATCAATCCGGCTACTGGTACCCAACCCATGTTAATCCTCCAAAACTATAGCGTAAATATATTGGTCTTCACCCTCCATGCCGAATTTACGCAGGAGACCTTCTCGTTTGAATCCCAAATGTTCTACATAATTAATGGCGGCAGGGTTATCCGCCCTTATATAGGCCTGGACACGTCTTAATTTAAAATCCTCAATAATTCGCCAGAGATATTTACGTGTAATAACTAAGGAATCTTTTTTATACGATACAATCTCATCACAGAAAAGCGCCCATGCTTCTCCGCATCCGGGCCAGATGATCCTGACTCCGGCGCAGGCTATAATCTTGCCGTCCGATATGCGCCTGCAAGTAAAGGCTGCGCCATTCGCATTGATTTCCGCCCATTCTTTAAATTCCTCATTAATCTTAATTCCTTCCTCGTGAGGCCGAACAAGGATATCAAGGGCGTGCTGCGGTAAATAAGCTATCATCTCTATTTTAGGATTCATCTTGTTAGTTCCGATCATATACGGCCAATTCAGGCATAATTGAAATAATAGTGCATGGTAGTGGTTGGTCGTGAAGGAAAAAAATATCAGCGCTCAACCCGTAATCACCTTTAAATTCCATAGAAATATCTCCGGAAAAAAGCTCTGCGTTCTCTCCGAAAATTAAATCCTTTACCTCGTCTTCCGTCTCACCAGCCTTACAACCTATTGTATTATAGAAGCGAACAGTTAAAGCCTCTATCCGTTTTATTTTCGCTTGTGCGCTTCCAGTCATAGCCGACACTTCAAGTTTCATAGGCTGGAGTTTCATTTCGTAATGCAATCCAGCGTGTATTTTGTTGTAATAACTATCAAGTGTAATTTCACCATTGACAACTTCACATGGAGTATGCGCCGCACCATCAACACATACATCAACGGTTTTCCCCTCAAGATGGTTAAGACCAGAGAATTTATTTTCAACCCTTCTATATTTCCCTCCGGAAACAAAAGTCCCGTAAGCCGTTCCATCTATTCCTGATAGTTCAAATGTATTTGCTGACGTGTTAGCATTAGCAACGATATAGGTATTTCCGTTTATTTCGTTCATTCCGCCGATATCTGTAACATAAACTTCCCATCCGTTTACAGGATCATTGCCTGTGTATGTAATAACAACAGGATTAGTCTGGCTTGCTCCGGTTACTTGCACCCAATCCCCACCATCAAAGGTAAGGCCGCAATCCACAAAGAAGGCATCTTCCTTATTCCCAAATTCACGAGGCATGAAATATTCAATAGTGCGTTTATTCCCCCTCAATACGGATGTCCACACCTCGTCTTCATCAGGGCCATGTATGACTGCCACGCTTTCATATTTGCCGTCTGTTATGTGTCGCGACCAGGCAACAACCTTTTCGGAAATATAATATGTCATACTCAATAAAACACCATCACCACGCACAAACCAGACAATAGGATCAGGTTCCTGCTGGTAGGCTATATTAATAATCTTCCCTTCGGTGATGTGCCGTGCTAGTTTTGTTAGCGGACTTGACACATATGAATCTGTTTCTAGCGTATAATTAAACTGTAATACCTTACGACCGTGATACTGCACATAAATAATAATATCACCGACAAGAATCGCCGAAACATTGTTTGATCCATTTGCGCTTTGCCTCTTGGCATTCACAGAAGACGGAGTGATCGCATCGGATGGTGTTGCCCCTCCGAAACGCCATTCCGCGTCCACCGTGCCGAGGAAAAGAAAGTTCTGCGGAATCATCCATCGAATACGATTGACACCATCTGCATTAATCGTAAATTTCAGAGCTGAATCATCCAACGCACCTGTTGTCATATTTTCAAAATCGCCGGATTTAGATAACCAAACCGTTATGGGTTCATTATTAGTAGCCGCCCATGCCAGCCGTTCCTCAAAGAATGCTACACAAGATGGATAATTATTTGTGCCGACAAAAGGAGTTACTAAAGCATCAGTTACTATCCATTTCCCGGCATTAAGGTCGGTTGCGAAAACGTCGGATGTATGACTTATCGTGCACTTATAAGTAGTAGTATCATTAACGACAATGTCATCGGTTGAATAATAATGTTTAGTGACCCATGCATCATAAGCTGCCGTAAATGTAATGTTCGATAACGTCCACTCGGTATGACTTGTTCTTGTTAATTTCGCCGGAGGATGAGAAGGATGAGCAATGTAAAGTGTATCGGCTGATTGTGTGAACTTTAAATCAAAAAGTTCTGATTCTAAATAGGTTGTTACTGTTTCTACCGGAGCTCCTGCGGAAACAATCTGTCCGCGGTCTTTATAATATCGGATATATTTGTCTCCGAACTCAAGAATATATTCCTGTGTTGTAGAAAACTTGAACGGAACTAATCTTATCTTTTTTGTACTATCCTTTGCCTCTGCAACAAAGTACGTTCCCGGCCTCTTTTCCGCTCCGCCGAGAGTTAAAACGGTTGCATTTTCTAATACCCGGCAGGCGTTAAAATATTGTGCAAGATCAACCCGGCCGTAAAAACAGGGATCTATTTCACCAGCGCTAAAATTTGTAAGAATCGGTGTGGCCTTATTCATTCCACTATCTCCCGGCTATGATCCATTGTCCTGTTGCCAGAGGATCTTCATCATGATTCTTGTCGTATTGCTGATTAGATATCTTTGCTTCTTCAAGAATTGCCTGATATTCCTGAAAAATTGTTTGCTGCAGCGTCGATGATTGAACGAAATAATAACACATTTCCGCCGCCAGCCTCCAGGCTATTGCCTTAGCGCACAACGTTGATAATTCAGCAGGATTAGCAAGTCTCTTTGTATAACGGATACACAGGTCTTCACCGCCAGAATTATCGTAATCAGTAAGAAGGGTTCTTCCTTCTATTTCATAATCAACACTTTCGGGATATATTTCCCGTACGACAAGACAATATGGACTTGATGGAAGATTGTATTTGTAACCCCATCCAAAAACGGGAGTTGTTGTATCTTGAGCTAATGCCTCGCGATAAGAAGCACATTTCCAGTCAAAATCTTCCAGAACGGCATCCCGAACTGCCTCATAGGCGTCGTTACAGACAATACTTGCTTTATCTGCCCCACTTAGGGATAAAATAACGTCTTTTGTCCCTATACGACGTAAAGCCATATTGCATACTCTCACCCAGTCCAAAGCCATATTTTACTCCATAATTTACTCCATAATTACGGGTGAGGTCAATTATCGGCCCCACCCCGTATGTTAAATTAAAACTCTTGCTATCAAGTGCATCGGGACTGTCACCTATTCCTCGGCTTTCTGCGCCTTAACCCTGATCCTCTTGAGCTTTTCTTCCCTTTCGGCCTGAATAACGGCACCAACAGAATATTGCTCATTCAGAACAAAATGCCTCGGAACTGTTTTGTCTTTCAATTCATCAGCAGTCGGTGTGTATGTCTGCCCAGGATGATACAGAGTCTTTCTGTGATAGCACTTCCTGATACAACGGTACATAATTTACCTCCTTTTATCTGTGTCGCATTCCACTCGCAATGTCCAAAAACGCTGTAATTTTACCGGCTGCCAGCGTTGCCGAAACATCGTATTTCAATCGGACATACTGAAGGTGCTGATCCGGAAGTTTTAACTCCGGAATGTAGGCACCTTTGGTCAAAGCCGAAGCCGCAATCGCGTAAGTGCTGACAAGAACGGTTGTCGGCGCAGTTGTCGCTCCATGAACAATGGAAATGGTCAATGTATCGGCAGCGGATGTAAACGCCGTCTCGACAATGAACCTCACAACGAGCATTTCACCTTCGCCCATATCCGGGTATGTCTCGCCGAAATTAATTTCGTTTGTAGAATACGCATCTGCTGTAATCGCATCTCCACCGTCGGCGGTGAAGAGATGTTTTGCATCATAGAAACCCATAATATTACCCCCCTTTCATTAAGAAATAGCACTTTCGGTGTTAACGATGCTCTCGCAAAGTCTGACCGGAATACCGCGAAATCTTGTAAGCGGAACGCCGAAAGCGTTGTCGCTGGTATAGTTGACGTTTGATTTATCCTTGGCGAGAATCTCCAGTTGAGTTTTCAACGTCCTGTTGACATAGATGGCAGTCGAACCACCACCTCCGGCCTGCGGAAGAAGATTCAATGCCTCAATGATGTCATCATCATCCAGCAAGTGTTCAATTCCGGATGTTTCAATGTTCGCGATCCTCTGAACGCATCTATCGTCGTGGATATAAACGCCATACCATGCGACGAATTTAGTAAACCACGCCCAGAAATACGTGGAACCGGTGTCATTGGTGACCAGCTGCTTCCCCATATCTTCTGTCTGTAACCCGGCCTGTGAACCCTTAGGATAAATCATGTGGACTTTCATCGGCCCCCATTCGATGATCCAAAGGGAAGTAGTATCATCCCCAGTTCCGCTTGCACCAATGACATTGGCGTCCGCTGTAGCATCATAACGGGTTGCAAGTCCGTCAATCTGCTCGGGATTTGTGTCAATGTCGCCATAGATCATGTTTGTTTCAATGGTCTGGCCAAGGCCTTCAACAAAGGCAAGGTCTTCCTGTGATCTGGCTTTTGCTTTATCCGGGGCCAGATCGAGAATCGCCTCGTCAACTCTTGAATGAGCTTCCAGCCGGCATATCGGCTCGGCTACCTGTTTGGTGCTTGACGCCTCTGAGGCAACGCCTTGATT